CGGAAATAATTCAATTTAGCAGCATTGTCGTCCTGGTGGACCGCATTAGGAGCATACCCTCTATAAAGTGGGAAGTCCTTTTTGGTCATCACTGAATACGACGCGCCTGTGCCAACGGGTGCGTGAACACCATACAAACAATATCTCTTCATCAGAGACCGAATCGAAGGGACTTCTTCGCCAAAGTACACCAGTGAATTCATATCACTCGAGTCTAGGCAAGAAGCCATCTCAGCGGCTACCTGATTGGAAACAGGGATTGATGGTTCGGGAGTATCCTCCGCATTCGCTTCATCATCACCGGCCTGCGCCTCCAACGTGGCAGGACCGTTTTTGAATAGCGAATACCGCTTGTAGTAGAAATCGTTCGGAGCTCTTACCTCAAAATCGTCGCACATCTTAACAAAAACGTTAACTTGAACGCTGTTATCGATAGTGGAATTAGGAGAGGTGAGCTCATTAAGAACTCTGACACTAACAAAACCGTTGTTAAAATCGGAATTGGGAGATGTCAAGGCTGTGGCTGACCAGGGGAATGAATTGTTCTCCGGATCACGGACACGCAAAAAGCCGTGCTCGTTGCCCCAACCACACTTGATAGTGAAGTCCTTGTCAGAAGCAATGTCTACAATGTGGGTGTACTGTGTGTTATATTCGTAAGTCTCGAAAAAGTACGGATCGAAAGCCACAGCTATACGCCCCTTATGAAAGTTGGACGCTACAATCTGAAAACGAAACTCCATAGAGCCTCGCCAAAATTCAAATGGCAGCGCCACATGACAAGCGGGTGTGAAATGGTATTCTGTTCCATTTGTGTCGTAGAGAGATGGAGTAACCACCGAGTTCCAAAGAAGTGACTCGGGGCCATCCATGACGTCCCATGTAAAAGAACACAGGTACGACTCTCTCATGGCTATGGATTTGATTTCCATCTCATCATGAGAACTAGTGCCAAAGATCTGAGGATCAATGGACAACTCTTGCTTCACATCTAAACTAAGTTTATTAGCCGTGTCATCCACATTTGTGTTAGCAAGTGTTCCCACAGGTCGGATAACCGTAGGCATGCTAGGCTCAATTACGTTTGGTCGAGAATAACCAAATATTCGAGCAACATCTGCCACTGTTGAAGCGGCTAATTCCGTAGCCCTAGCAAAATTACCTATTACAGGAGCTCTCGTCAGCGTGCCAGCCATGCGTGCAATAACGGAAGCTGGTTTACTAACAGGCCCTTGCCCATATTCATCACCGGCCTGAGGAGAGAGCGATCCAGGGTCCGTACTAGTCGGAATGGAAAGATCAACCTCGCTGGCCCATGCAAAAATGGAAATGGTGACACTTTCATTGGCACCATTGGCATGCTTGAGGTTATTAATGGAGCGGAGATTCATTTCTCCCATCTGACGCCACTCTTGACGAGGGATGTTCAGAACATTTTTCTGCCACAAAAACGGTAAGGTCATAGAACCACCCGTCGAATATGTCGGATCAATGTAAATGTGAGGCCTCTGCGAGGCACCAATCACATCCTGGGGGATAAGGGCGCGATTCTCGGTTACGTTGTCACTTATGTGTAGCGGTGTATATGAAGCGATAGCGCGTCCATAGAAAAATCCGTTTCCATTTATCATCACTTTAAGATTGAGCTTAGCTCGCATCAGATTGAAATTCGTGAGTCGATTAAGAACTCGCGGATTCTCGAAATACAACTGCCAGGGATTAAAATTTTCAAATAGGCTAGTGCCTACTCCCCAGTTATACGAGGCAATCTTGATGGGTCTTTCAAAGAATGAGCCGAGGTCAGCATCGTTCATGTCCGCCACCATACGCGTTGGGTCCATGCTCGATTCGACTTCGTAGTGATAAGCCACATTCTTGTCCTGGAAACTCACATTCTGCGCTGAAAAATCAGACGAAGACGGAGTAATACTAAATGCCATACGCTCCTCACCAGACTGAGGAACTAGCATACACTCTTGATCACTTTCAATTGGATCAATGATATTACATATATTATTATACAAATTAGAAATGCAATTTATGATTCATGTCCAGTGCGCGCATCAACGCACTGTCAGAGAGGCTAAATTGTCGGATCGGCGAAATCCTTCCCTAAATAGGGACACACATAACGTTACCGACGTGCACTGACCTGTCCACGACACCTAGGGTTCAGCAACCTAAGTTATCGTGCGTTATATCCAGCACACGGAAAGTTTTAACGAATACACAACTGGCGGAACTTTCAACGCCAGGCCGGGTATTTATACCGCCCCCCCGGTGAGGGGCTGGGCTCGCCTAGAAACGAGTTCTGACGAGCTGACGCTCAAATGTCGTTTGGGTTGTCAATCCACGGACAATATGAAACGCCGCTAATTTGGCTTCCACGGTGAATTTTCCACGAACCTTAACCAATTCCAGACCATATTCGGTCATCACAAAAGAAAACGTGACGAGGTCTGGACGTAGCAAGTGTAGAATCTTACCATACTTGGACGCCTGGAATAGCACTTGGCCATACCTGCTCGCTTGAGTGCCATTGCGAGACTTAAGAAGTTTGCACTCAATGTTGACAATACAGTAGGGGTTCATATAGGCGAGATCAATCTCACCTAAACCACCGGCTACCTTGTCATTCCGCATGAAGGCAGAATTCTCGATCAGTGAATCAGTATACCAGAGCAGATCATTTTCATTCTCATACTCTCGCACACCGGCTCCACTTAATTCCGAAGAAGATCCAGAACTCGCCGGACGGACGGAGACAAACGCAGGCATCTCACTCCCTGATTGTGGAGACAGCTCCAGTGGCTCTGGAACCATGTCTACAGGGACTGAGCTGACAACCTTAATTTGTCCATCATCCTCGAGGAATTCATCAACTAGCAAGTTCCAGTCAGGCAAAGTATAATCTGGTCCAAAATGGTTTCGACCAACTTTGATCAACTGGTTCCTGCGATAGCTGAAAGTCTCCTCGCCATGCAGAAAGAATTCACGATTTGCTGTAAACAAAGCACTTTTGGCGATCTCCAAATCTGGAACACCAGTGCCTCGAATATTATGCAGCATCTTAGAGATAGAAGCCTCCTCAATGGGTGCAACATGCCTCTTCAATGCAGGCTCGTAACGAAAACCACGCTTAAGGAAGTTAATATCCTTGAGGTGGATCAACGGAATAGACTCGGAAGTCTTGTCCGCCATCGTATACGTAATACCAGCTTTTCGCAATTCCTCCGCCACTGTAGTATGGTTGAACAATTTCTCCTTGGGGGAGACGTTCATGACATTATCGTCACCATAGCATAGAGCCTTTACTACACTAGCGAAGGGGGGGACAACCTCAGGATGCATACAGAAGTAAGCATAACGAAGATATAAGCTGTTCATCAAGTTATTGACGACAACCGTAAGAGGATGTCCAGACGGATTAGAACCGAAGGCTTGCAACAAAACACCTGCAAACTCGTAAAGAGGATAGCAAATGTCCGTCGCGATACCCTGCATAATGCAAAGGTCGTCCTCCGAATATCCAGCACGGGCTGCAACGTGAATCATAATCTGGAATGCAGACATC